TGCAGGTCGACGCCGCGCGCGCCGCGGTTGAAGCTCAGATCGCGAAGCTCACTGCAGGGGGCGCACCGGCCGAGGCGATCAAGACGGTCTACGGCACGTTGGAAACCGAGCTGAAGACGCTCGACAATATCGCCACCGGTGAGATGCAGAACCTCAACAAAGTGATGCTCGCCAAGCTGCTGCCCGCGAAGGAGCTGCAGAAGCGTAGGCTGGGACAGCAGAAGCAGCTGGCCCAAGAGAAGATGCGCGACTCCCTTTCGTCCGACGATCTCAACGGCTACGCTGATGCCGTCGACACGATCATCAAGCAGATCGCCGACATCGATAAGCAGATCATCCGCATCAAGAGCAATGCCAAACAGGTCAGCCCCGAGGAAGCAACAGCTGCGGATGCGGAGGTCGATCTTGCTGTGCAGGCCGAACGTGGCAAGGCGGCCGAGACCCGGGCCAACGAGGAGAAGCGCCTGGCCGAGAAGACCATCTCCTTCCAGGAGAAGGCTCTCGCCGCGCACATGCACAACGTCGGCGCGCAGATCAGCGACATCGAGAAGCAGCTCCGTGACCCTCGCACGTCCGAGGACAAGATCAAGGAGCTGGTCAAGAAGCTCGACGAGTTGGTCGACCAGCGCATCCACATCGTCGACCAGCAGGCTGGGCTTACCGCCGCCAGTGAACACCTGACGACCCCCCTGGCGGCGGTGCCGACCGGCAACGTCCAGGAGCGGATGGCAGCGGCCCTGGCCGCCGCGGGTCATGGTGACGAAACCCAGTTCGCACTGCGGCTGGCCGACCACGAGACCGGAGGCACCTTTGACCCCAACATCCTGAACAAGCAGGGGTCGGGCGCGAAGGGCCTGTTCCAGTACATGCCGACGACCGCACCGGGTGTTGGGCTCACCCCCGGTAAGGAGTGGTCGGTCGAGGAGCAGGTCGCCGCCTACATCAAATACGACCAGCAGAACCGCGCCGCCTTCAAGAAGGTGATGGGTCGCGACGTAGCGAACGACTCCGAGCACTACGCCATCTGGCAGCAGGGTGGCACGGGTGCGGCTAACCTGCTGGCGAACCCCAACGAGCGCGCCGCCAAGCTCGTCGGCGGCGCTGCGGTCACGCAGAACGGTGGCACGCTGGACATGACGGCCCAGCAGTTCTTCGACAAGATCACCGAGTTCATGCGGACGGGTCAGCACTCGAAGAACCTGCGCACGACCCATGACCTCATCGACGACCAGAAGGCCGACACGCAGAGCGAAGCACGGACGAAGGGCGAAGAGGATAAGCGCCAGGCCCGTCTGGGGCTCGCCCAGCGTGACCACCGCGACACGAAGGCAGTGAATAACATCGCCGACACGCGAGCGACCCAAGACATCTCCGAGTGGATGTCGATCTCTAAGAACGAGGCCGCGACACCCGCCGAGGTCCTGGCGAACATGCGCAAGGTTGGCGACGCCTCCCGTGGCAAAATCGGTAGGGCGCTCCAGGACTACGACACTGATCCCAAGGACCACACCACGAGCAAGGAGGATGACGAGGCGCGGCTCAACACTAAGGTCTCGCACACGGATCAATACGTCAGCGCCGTTCAGAAGGCGGCGGGGCTTATCGAAGAGGCGGGGCTCAAGGAGGACAAGCTCCGGCTGAAGCAGGCGCAGGAGCACCAGAAGATGCTCGATGAGCACCCAGGTAAAGCCATGCCTGGTGAGATCGCCAGCACGGCGAAAGAGGTCGAGACGCTTACGAAGCAAATCTCGCTCACGGATGCGCTGAACGGAAAGACGCAGGCGCTCGCTTATATCCAGGAGGAGCTGGCGAAAGCTCGCAAGGACGGCAACGTCGACCAGAAGTCGCTCAACGGTCTTGTCGAAACTGAGGCCGACTACAAGCGCGAGATCGCGGAGCTGGAGAAGCAGCAGCAGTTCAGGAAAGACTTCAAGTCCCGACCGAGTGGTGTTGGAACTGGCATCTCTCAGGGCACCGAGAACTACTTCGTCTCGCAGGGAATGTACGACCCGAAGAAGGCGGAGAACGGAGGTTGGAAGACCACTACCGAGCAGATCGCCGGAGGCTGGAGCCAGATGCTGGGGGGCATGACCTCGGGCATGGAGACGTTCTTCACCAAGTGGGCGAACGGCACCGAGCGCGGCAAGTACGCCTTCCACGACTTTGGCGTCAGCGTCCTGCAGACGATGGAGCAAGTCGTCGTCAAGGCGCTGTCCGAGAACACCATGAAGACGCTCTTCGGCGGCCTCATGGGTGGCGGCGGCTCCGGCGGAGCGGGTGCCCCGATGCAGCTGGCTGGCGCAGCGGCGGGCACCGCGACGAGCAACGCCGGTGGCATCGCCAGCTTCTTCGCCAACCTCTTCCACGCCGATACCGGCGGCATCGTGCCGGGCCAGGACATCGGCCGTGACAGCCAGCTCGCCGTGGTCCACCCGGGCGAGGGCGTGCTCAAGCAGTCCGCCATGTCCGCCATCGGCAAGGACAGCTTCAACTCGCTCAATGAAATGGGCAACCGCGTCCTGTCCTCCACGGGCACGCCTTCGATGCCGGCCGCTCCCCCGCTACAACCCATAAATCTGTGGGTCGCACACCCCGACCAAATCCCACCACCAGGCCCCCGTGACATTGTCCACCATATAGCGGCAGACATTTCCTCGGGTGGACAGACGAAGCAGCTTATCAAACAGGTTGTTGCAGGCCAAATATAGACCATGAAAATCAACCCCCTCCCTAGCGCAGAATATCTGCGAAGCGTCTTTGACTACAACCCGGAGACAGGTGTCCTCGTTTGGAAGCACCGCCATGATATGGCGAGAGCATGGAACGCCAAACACGTAGGAAAAACGGCTGGTTGTGTGGGTCCATTAGGTTACATCCTTGTACGTATTAACCGGCAGCTCTTCCTCGCTCATCGTATCATTTATAAGATGATGAAGGGGTCGGACCCCGAGGACGAAATTGACCATAAGAATGGTCATCCTGGTGACAACCGGTGGACCCATCTTCGTGATGCTAGTAGTCAACAAAACAAATATAACAGACAATCGGTGAAGAGAAAACACGATCTACCTAGAGGAGTCTATCCCCATCGTTGTAAATCGAAACCATTTGGCGCTTACATAAAACTCAACTCCAAGCGTGTCTTCCTAGGTTCTCGCTCGACACCGGGGGAGGCCCACTCCTTGTTTCTAGCTGCGGCTGAGCAAGCACAGGGCATCTACGCCTATCATACACGCGGAGCCCTATAATGTCTTTTCCGACCTTCAGCTTCCCCACCCACCTGGTCACGGATGATTTCCCCAAGAACTCCTCCGTGACCGCCTTCGGCAACGGCTACACGTTCGCGTCTGCGCCAGTTGGGCCACCGCAGATCACGTTCCACCTTGAGTTCAAGACCATGTGTTGGTTCACGACCGGCACGCCAAACGGTGCGTTCGACCGTACCTACTCCCCGGCGGTGATGCCGGGCATGAACCTCGCCGCGCTCATCGACTTCTATGCGGCGCAGCAACTCTATAATCCATTCTGGTATCCACACCAGGTAAGGGGAAGTGTGTTGGTGCGCTTTGGCAAACCGTTCACAACTCCTAAATCGGTGACGGGCTCTCTGATTTATGTAGCCGCCGACAGCCGGTGGGCACATTTCACGGAGGGGTTCAACATCGATCTGGTGATGCAGCCGACATGACACAGGCCTTTCCCAACGACCAGCTCCAGAACGCGCAGCAGCTCGTCGCCGACGCGCTCGTCGATCTGTTCCAGCTGCAGTTTACCGTCAGCGGCACGAGCAACGTCACCTACTTCACACCTGCGCCGACCTGCATCTGGCAGGGCAACACCTACCAGTCGATGGCGTGCAAGTTCTCGGGCAAGCAGCGCTCGACTCAGGGACAGCAGACGCGACCCCAGATGATCGTGCTCAACCCTGCCGGCGTCTTCACGGCACCGGCGCTCGCCGGCTACTTCGAGGGCGCGATCCTTACCCAGTACAAGGTGCTCTACCAGGACCTCATCGCCAACAGCGCGCTGTTCACCCGCTACATCTGGCGCATCTCGCGCGTGTTCGGCATCATGTCTGGACAGACGATCTCGTTCGAACTTCGCACCATCAGCGACGGCCCGCAGTTCACCATCCCGGCTCGCAAGTACATGCCTGATGCGGGGTTCCCCTTTGTTACAATATGACCATCTGATCGGCCGTCCCTTCAAGCACGGATCGACCGACTGCTTCGGGTTGGTGCGGGACTTCTACAACGAGAACTTCGATCTAGGCATCCCCAACTATGCGCGGCCGAGCGGCTGGTGGGACCACGGGTTCGACCTCTACACCGAGTCGTTCCGCGAGTGTGGCTTCAAGCCGGTCATCGGCCACTCACGCGAGTGGCGCATGGGTGATGGCGTACTGATGGCCATCCGCTCGAAGACGATCAACCACGCCGGCATCTTCATCAACGGCAAGCTGCTGCACCACTTCGTCAACCGGCTCTCGATGCTGGAGGACTACCGGTCCCTCTGGCGCGACAACACCATCATGGTCGTGCGGCACCCCAAGGTCCAGATCGAGCAGCCCAGGCCCCAGCTCGTCGACTTCATGGAGTTCCTCCCCGATGGCATACGATCTCAACTCGTTCTACAACCCCGACCCGACGACGCATGAGCGCGTCGGCTTCATCGTTGATGATGAGGTCGTCGAGGTCGAGAACATCTGTCCCAAACCCGTGAGTGGGTTTCAGGTAAGTGGTGCAGACCTGCTGAAGTATGGTGATGTCGCTAGTGCCAGCTGGCATACGCATCCGGGTTCTACCTCGAACCTAACTACCGAGGACTACGAAACTTTCCTCGCCTACCCCAAGTGGCAGCATCATATCGTCGGCAATGACGGTGTGACGACCTACTACGTTGAGAACGGGAAGGTGCTCATTGCGTCGTAAGCTGTTTTTCCACGGGCCACTGAAGGAGCTGGTCCCCGAGCCCATCGAGGTCGAGGCCGAGACGGTTGCGGAGGCGATCAAGCGGGTGACGTTGCAGCTCCCCGCGCTGCGTCCCAATCACATCACTGGCCGACACCGGGTGCAGGTCGTCGGCTACGACAGCCTGACCGACCTGTTCACCGAGGGCGAAGAGGAAATCCATATCGTCGCCCAATTCTCCGGCGCGAAGAACGGCTCGATCTTCGAGATCGTCATCGGCACCGTGCTGGTGGCCGCCTCGTTCTTCCTACCCGGTTCGTTTGCGTTCCTCGCGCCCTTCATGGCCCAGGCTGGCATGCTGTTGATCCTCGGCGGCGTGCTCTCACTCCTGCAGGTTCCGCCCGCCGCCACGCGCAGCCACTACCTGGGCTCGCCGCAGAACACCACCGAGATCGGCACGCCGATCCCAATCCTGTATGGCCGGCGCAAGGTCGGCGGCCAGCTCCTCTCCGTTAACATCGAGGCCGTGAATGCCTGACCTACAAGAAATGCGACAGGCTATCACGTCACTCGGCAGCGTGCGCGCCGCCGGCCGGCTGCTCGGCATCCCCGAGAGCACCATCCGGTTCCGCCTCCGCAAGTCGCACGACGATAGCCACGAGGTCGACGAGACGGTCCAGCACGAGGTGGCCATCGGAGACCTGCTGCGCGAGCGGTTCGACAAATTTGCGAGGTTGAAGGATGGAACCCATGATGCTTTCGTACGCACTGTTCGTCTTAAGACGAACGACCCTATCGGTGTGGGCTTCTTTGGCGATGCTCACGTTGATGATGATGGGACGAACCTCAAGAAGCTATTCGAACACGTTGACATCTTCGACGGCCGAACCGCGGGTCTCTACGGTGCTTTCCTCGGAGACGTCGCGAACAACTGGGTGGGTCGGCTCGAACGTCTCTGGGCGGATCAGTCTGTCAACCACCGGGAGGCTTTTCGCCTCGTAGAATTTTTCTTCAAGAGTGTGAGTTGGTTATTTGTGGTTCACGGGAACCACGACGTTTGGAACCAGAAGCTTCCTCTCTATGACTATATACTTCAAAGTCAGACTAAGATCACCGCGGCGCACGAACAGCGCGTCCGCCTGGTCTTCCCGAACAAGCGCGAGGTGATGATCCACGCACGCCACAAGTTCCCGGGCCACAGCCAGTGGACCAAGCAGTTCGGCCAGATCAAGGCGGCCATGCTCGGTGGCAACGCCGACATCTACATCGGCGGCGACAAGCACGTCTCGGGCTACAGCGCCGGCTGGCACGATGGCCAGAAGCGCATGTTCCACGCCATCCAGGTGGCGAGCTACAAGGAGATCGACGAGTACCCGGTGGAGCTGGGGCTGAGCCCGGCCGACCTGTTCCAGTGCCCGGTGGCGATCATCAACCCGAACACCGAGGGGCCGCTCAACTTCATCCGCTGGGAGTTCGACCCGCACGAGGGCGCGGAGCGCCTGACCTGGGAGCGCGACCGGTGGTCAAACGCGTAGTCCTCGGCAAGCAGTCCGACGGAAGCTATGGGCTGCGGGTCTCCAAGCCAGGGTACGACGCTAGCTCGAACCCTGTCGATAACACGCAGCTGACCTTCAACAGCGACTGGCCTGCCCTACTCCCTATCTACCAGAAGGGGAGTTTTAGTATTGGCCCCAGTTCTAAAAATGCACTTGTCACTGGCAGCGCTACATTCCCGTCGCTGGGATATATTCCGTATGTCAACTTCATTTGGTATGCCTCATACTATCAACTCGTAGTGCCTTGGGGATTTCAGTCATCCACCTTCTACCCAACGTGTAACGTTACAAACACGACGATAACGGTATCATCCAATATAGGGCCGCTAACCGTTTACTATACGATTTTCTATTTGCGAGCCGTATAGTGAAGCGCATCCTAATCAACTCATCAGGTATAGCAGTCTCTGCGCCGGGGAATGACGTCACCACCGCATCGAGTGTATCACAGTTTCTGTTCTCTACTGGCCTTAATCTATCACTATTCGGAAGGCCGTATCTAGTAGGCACGATCTCGTCGGTGACCGCAACGGCCCCCAACACCTATACCTCACCTACATTTTCAATATCCCCTATCATTCATAACTTAGGTTACATCCCTCAGTTATACCTATTCCCGAGTATCGAACCACTAACAATATCTGGTTGGAGAAACAACATCTTAGCTACAATAACGACCACAGAGGTATCGATGCAATTCGACGGCGACGGCTCCGGTGGGTGGAGTGGAACTCGTACTCTGTATTTCGATAATGGTGCCTTCATTTCTTATGTGATCATGTCGACCTCAGCAATATGAAACGCCTCATCATATCACCCTCAAAATTTCTAGTAAGTGTTCCAGGAGCTGATGCCAGCACGGCAACTGGCAATCAAGTCATGTTCGACTTCCTGAATGGCATTTATACTGGCGTCTATGCTGCCGGAACCATTCCATTCACGGCGGGTGGTTGGACGTCTGCCAAGTCTAGAACGTTCAACGCAAATGATACGACAACCTATACCTACATTCTGAACTTTGGGAAGACATTCCCCGTTCCACCTTCCATGATGTTTGGCTGCAATAGTGATTATATAAGTTCTGGCCAGATTTTCTATCCATTTACTAGCTACCAAGTCGCCAATACTATCATATTAAATGGGTTAGCTGCCTTGGCCACCACCCAAGTCAGTGCAGCAATTGGCACGTCATCGTTAACATTCAAAATCACGACAGTTACTGGTGCCCCTGAGTATCGCATGAACATGGCCTACGCAATCTTTCAGGTGTGATATGATAGTTGTTTATGACCCTACCACTCTTGCTGTTGAACATGTAGTCACCTACTATATGGAGGATTACTCAAAGATGCTGAACGAGATGGGTCAAACTCATCTGGTAAGCGATGAGCAAATCCCCCATCACGAGATTGAGGTGTATCACGATGGTGAGAAGCATACAGTACGACGCCGTGAGTTCGCGGAGGTAGTTCCTCCGCTCCGCGACCTTGAACCTATCCGAGAACACTCGGTCACCCAGATCAACGATCACTTCGAGCGTTCCGCACGCCATCTGGTGCCAGCCCCTACCCTAGCGCTGGCACGAGCGATGCTGCTTGGCAATGACACTGCTCTGCTACAGCAGCTGGTATCACTCGACGATCAACGGTTAGCGATACTCGATAAGCTAACTGGTCTCAGCAGTGAGCAAGCAATACATCAGCTTGTTGCTGAACTAGGCTCTACCATATCGGGGGCATGAACGCCCTCGTCCCACTGCAGGGTCGCAAAGACCTGTTCAGCGCTCTCTCGGGCAGCTCGTCGCCCGACAACCTGTTCTCGGACGACATCGTCGAGCTGCTGCTCGGCGTCAGCGAGGGGCCGATCCAAGGGCTCGTCAACGGCTGCCAGTCGATCTATCTAAACGACACGCCGCTCGCCAACAGCCAGGGCACGCCGACCATCGGCAACCAGCTGGGGGTCAACGTCAATGGATTGGGCTCGACCAACTTCGGGCAGTTCGACGTCGAGTTGCACCTGGGCTACGACCCGCCCGACGCAATCCAGAGCAAGCTCGGTGGCTTCGGCACGACCGACAACGTCAGCGTCTTGCTCGACACCAACATGCCGGTCGTCCGCACCGGCACGCAGCAGCAGATCGACTTCCTCTCGTTCCGTATCCTGTTCCAGTCCCTCTACTCCATCAACACGAGCACGGGCGCTCAGGGTCGCACGAGCGCGAGCTTCAAGCTCGAATACAAACCGCACTCGGGCGTCACCTGGAACTCGACCTACACCACGGTCAACAGCACACCCGGTGCGGTCGCCTCTACCAGCACCGCGACGATGCAGGCCTACACGGCGGCTGGCAACGGCGGCACGCAGACTGCCAACAACTACCGGGAGACCTGGATACAGCCGACGCAACCGACGAGCGTGACGGTCGGTGCGGTGTGGTTCAACTCGTCGAGTGCCTACACTCCCAAGGTATTGCAGGCGGATA